CTTGACGGATTGCAACACCCAGTAGATAACTTGACAATCTTCATTGCCTTCTTCGTCGTAGACCACACGTCCATCGTCGTAGACTGTAAAGAACCCCTTCGTTCCCGATTGTTTGACCCACTCGTTGTAGAGAACTTGTTTGAAGCGAAACTCTACATACTCGCATTCATCAATACCCGTACATTCCATCTGCATCTGCATCTGATGCCAGTATCCCATGGGGATTTCGTCTTTGGGTTGACGACTCATAGGACACTTGAACTCGACAAGACGACCATAACGCCGCACATCCTCGGGATCATGCGGGATAATCAAACCATCCGGAGACGCACCCAAAAAGGAGTAACGAGGATGTTGAACACATGATACATCTAGGATAGTACACTTGGTCTGCTCTTCGTAGAGTTTCTTCGCAACAGGTTCAAATCGTGTTCCCCACAAAAGAGCGGGGATAGGATTCGCATTCTCATTCGGAACGTAGGTCTCCAGTTTCCGCATCATCACCGACCGTCTTGCTTCGGGCGTTCCAAAGACATTGTACACCTCGGATGCCGTAATCATCTCTCCTCGCTTGGCATGCCACTGCGCCGTCCTCTGGTCGTTGATACCATACAGTCGGAGCACACGTTCGTAACATCGATCGCGTTTCCATAAACGTCCGACATCTCCGGCCATAAGTCGATCGACGACTTCGACAACGCGCCGCTTGAGAAACGAGTAAGAGAGTTGAGGTTCGAGTTGACGACAGAAGAGAACAAACTGGCGAACGCGTGTATGTAGGTGTGTATAGGGGCGATTCTCCAATAACCATGCGGAAAGCACATCGTCCATCTACTCTGTATGCTGTTGTTCTTCAGTAAGTCTATTTTCCTTATCTATTTGGTCTCGTAACGTTGCGTAGTCTCCCGTGTCTACGCCTTCCAGGATTCGTGTTTCGCACATCATATCTTCCATCATTTTTTCCACAAGTTCGTTGAGTTCATTTGTATGACCTTCAATGAGTTCTAAGGACACACCGCCCTCGTAATCAAGAGGTTCCGCAGTACATTGGTGGGGGGTCTCCAAGTCATCTCGTTCCAGGATGCGTTGTTTCTGTTCTGCTTCTGTTTGCTTTCCCTCCATTATTACAAGAAGTCATTTTCAATGAGTAAACCTATTTCCATCATGGACATTCAAAGCAAGGAACAATGGGTTCTTCATCGCCTAGAGAACTTTTATCGCAATCCCACTCATCTTGAGCGTGTCAAAACCATTCTAGAAGGAAACTCGAATATGAGTCTGCGATTAATTGATTGGTTGGTGACCAACTACGCGAAAAAGAACAACATCTCCTATTTGACGAAGGAGGGTAAGCATGTGATTGTGTACCTTGCGTACAAGAGTCATCTCAAGGCGTACAGCAAGAAGATGTTCGACCCGTTCTGTCGTTGGAAGCGTATTCAGTTTCTGGGTATGAATACCACAGTCGGTCAGTTGAACTTCTTTGAGTGGGCAATCCAGGAAGAGGTGTTGGATTTCTTACAGGAGCACCTAGAAGAAGTCCAAAAGGATATGGACGATTGCTCGACGACGATTCAACCACAGGAGGGACGCAAGAAGCGCCATGAACTTTCTCGTTCTGCGACCAAGTCCATCTGTATGCACGATGTTCGCGTTCCTGTGAAATTTGATTAGTCTTATCTAACAACAATGTATTCGATTCTCAATCCAAATGTTATTTACCAAGACACCTCGTCGGATGTCACGGAGCACGATATTGATGTCGTGTCCGACCTCTGGGAGATGGATGGACACAGCGTATACCGAGGGTCACGAGATCCGCGCTATACTCACGCCAATGTCTACTGGCTCTACAACGAAGATCTGGAACGAGTTGGTTGTTCAGAGCACAATGTTCGGGATCAGGCAGATTTTCGTTTGCTGTGGTTTCGTGAATCCGAGTTTGGAACTCTGCTCCAAGAAGATGGGTGGAAAATCACAGATGATTTGTGGTCGTATCTTCCACGACACACCTTTGACCGGGCGTTCAACGAAGGGTGGACAATGCCGCATACCTTTCTAGAGCACTGTTTGTATGGTTCTCTTCGAGTTCTGACGTGGAAGGATATTGTAAGGTTGCCCACTGTCTATTCATGTAGCAAGTGTGGTGCTCGGTCATTGACGTCGTCCAAATGTCGCACAGAGTCTTCTGTTCTCGACATTCCACAAACGGAAAAAGTATTCTTTGTAGATGAGGATATGATGGTTCATATCCCGCCTAGTGATTCATCAGTATGGTTTAGGTTGCAGAAGCAGCAGCGCGGCGACGATTCTTCACACCCACCGAGGGAGCAGGCGCAGGCGCAGGACTCGCAACCGGAACACTCACCTCTTCCTCCTCATGCTCTTCCTCATGCTCCTCCTCCTGAACAGGCGACGAGCGAGCAACTGGCTTCACACTAACCTCCTCATCAATCTCGTCTGCAAACACATCCGCAGCAGTCAAGCGATTCGGGGGAGACACACGAGCATGGGTCACGCGCCAAGTCACGCCAAATCCCTGACCACTCACATACACGCTCGGTGAGATAGCGAGAGACGCCTCCACACGCTTAGGGAACACTCCAGCAATGTTCTCCGTGTCAACCTCAACGGGCTTACCCGTTCCATCCACCACGCTCATAGAGACAACACCATCATACACAGGGACCTTCATACGGAAACTGGGAGGATACTTACCAGAAGGTACCCACTCGCCGTTCACCTTCTCCACACTGGGACTGATGAACGACTTCATGAGCGCAGAGAGAACATTGCGATCACGCGTCTTACCGAACCAACGACCACTGTTCGCGGCCGCAGTATCAAGCAGCTTCTCCTGCATATCGAGGAGGAAGTTGTAGAGATTACCAACATCACCAAGGTCAGCAGATGCCCTCTCCTTCGCATACGGGTCACAACCCTTCAGCGTAGCAGACAGTTGGTACGTAGTCGCACCGCTATCCGTGTCCTTGATATTAATGCCCATGGGATACATCATCTTGGGAACACGGAACTGCAGATTCTGACCATTGTACTTGATAGGAACTGACTTGCCACCCGCCTTATTCATGCGGATTTCGCCGAAGGTGACCTTGGAGATGTCGAGGTTTGCAGAGGTGATGATTGCGTTGGTTGCCATTGTTGTCGAGTATACTATGAACAGGTAGGCAAACTGTAAATTCGTTTTCATTTCACGATTTCATTTCCGCTTTCAAGAATCATCGCTTTGAAATACAATGCAATGCGCCTCCGTGCGAAAGAAGGGGTCAGAAGACCAGTGTCCTGCGAAATGTTTACGAGGTCTTACTCTTTGTGGACGACATGCTCGATGCAAGAGTATAACACTTTGGGCAGAAGTACATAAGAAGAGAGGTGATGGTATGATTCGAGCACAGGCACTTGTACGAGGATGGTTGATTCGTCGGCATCTCAGTCTAGCAGGACCAGGCGTTCTGTCCCGTAAGAAGACAACAAACGACGAGGATTTGGTCTCCTATGAAAGCAAAGAGAAAGTTCATCCGTTCGAATACTTTGCCTTCACGGAAAATGGAAAGGTGTGGTGGTTTGAGTTTTCAACACTTTGGAAATGGTGTGCGCGGTCGCATGAACCCGTGAATCCATATACAAAAGTTCCTATTGACAATGAAACGCTGAAACGCCTTCATGCATGTTGGTCGTATCGGTATCGGCATAAGTTGCCTGTTCCGGAAGAACCGACACATCCAAGTGATCGACTTCACACACGTTGGAATATTATATGTGCCTTGTTTTCCAACTATGGATTTGGGGCAATTGAACCCCGCATGTTTGAGCAGATGAGCAAGATGCAGTATTATACGATGTTTCGCTTCATATCTGACGACATTCAAATCGTCATGCGGGATGGAGATCCGTACAAAGAGTTCATTCTCCGAATGTGTTTGCGCGCCCAACAGTGTGTACATGCTCTTCAGACAGATCTCTATGTCCTCCAATCCACCTACACATTGATGCTCTTGCTTCTCCGTCCGAAAGACCCCTATGTTCTTGCGTTTACTGTTTTGTCTGCTCTCTATCGTGTTTGAAAATGGATATGATTTGCGCAAAGAAAAGAGGAGTAGAATGAATATCTTCTTTCTCTCGTTCAACGCCAAGATAGCCGCTGAATATCATTGCGACAAGCATGTCGTAAAGATGATCATCGAATCCGCACAACTTCTCTATTCCGCACAATGGGTTCTCAATC